CCTCTTCGCGGGTGACAGAGCGTGAGTCACGACGTAACGCCGCACCCGTAACACGAGTCCCCCAGCGTAACGGAGCGTAACGGTGGCCTTGAGTAACGCTGAACGCCAGAAGGCCTACCGCGACCGCAAGCGGGGGGTCGCCCCGGAGCAGCCGGACCCTCCCCCGGCTCGGCCCCCGTGTCTGCGCTGCCTCGAACTCGAAGAGGAAGTGCGGCACCTAAAGGCCGAGCTGGCAAAGCGACCCGTGATCGTCCCGCCAAACGCGTTCCCGTCAGGGTTCACGACGATCGAGCCGGGCTTCAACTCCCGACCGTTCACGCCCGTACCGAAGGTACGCCCTTCACACTGAGGCACTTCCGCCAGTGGGCGCGCCGGCTGGAGCTGGACAACGGCCAGCAGTGGGAGGTCGAGGACTTCCAGGGCGCGTTCGCGGAGGATCTGTTCTCGGGCATCCCCGAATGTTGGCTGGTCGTGCCCGAGGGCAACGCAAAAACGACGCTGTTCGCGGGTCTGGCGCTCTATCACATCGAGCACACCCGGACGGGGATGGTCCCAGTCGCCGCCTCGTCCCGCGATCAGGTCGGCATCCTCTACGACCAGGGCGAGGGATTCATCGTCCGGTCCGAGCTCAAGGGCTTCAAATGCCATCCCGGCTACCGGCGCATCCGGTACGGAGACCTGTCGCGCATTCAGATCTACGCCGCGGACGACCGGACGGGTGACGGCACGATCTACACCCTCGCCCTCGCCGACGAGCTCCACCGCCACCGCGACCTCCGGCTCTACCGGACGTGGCGCGGCAAGCTGGAGAAGCGCGGCGGCCAGATCGGTGCCATTTCCACCCGTGGCGAGCCCGGCTCGGAGTTCGAGCTAACGCTGGAGCGCATCCGCCGCGAGGCTACCGACCTCTCCATCAACGGCTCGTTCACCCGCGCGGCCTCCTCCCGGTTCGTTCTCCACGAGTGGGCCGTGCCCGAGGACGGCGACGTGGAGGACATGGCGACGGTCAAGGCCGCCAACCCGCTCGCCGCCATCACGCCCGAGATGCTCGCCGAGAAGCGGGCCAGCCCGACGATGACGCTCAGCCACTGGCGGCGGTTCGTCTGCAACCTCCCCACCCGGAGCGACGACGCGGCGATCACCGAGCCCGAGTGGTACGCCGCTCGCTCCGACGAGGAGATCCCCGAGGGCGAGCCGGTGTGGCTGGGCCTCGACGTCGCGTGGAAATGGGACACCACGGCGATGGTGCCGTTCTGGATGCCCGAGCCGGAGCGCCGGCTGCTCGGTCCCGCCACGATCCTGACCCCGCCGCGGGACGGCAACAGCCTCGACCCGGCCCTCGTCGAGAAGGCGCTGCTCGACATCCACGCTCGCAACCCGATCCACACCGTCGTGATGGACATGAGCCGCGCCGAGCAGCTCGGCTCGTGGATTGCGGACAACCTCGGGGCCACCGTCATCGACCGCCAGCAGACGAACCTCTTTGCGGTCGAGGACTACGACCACTTCATGGAAGGGCTCCGCAACGGCTGGCTCAAGCACGCCGGAGACGCGGGCCTGACCGCCCACGCCCTGAACGCCATCGCCCGCGTGCTCCCCTTCGGAGACGCGCGCTTCGACCGATCGAGCCAGTCCCGCATGGGGCCGGAGCAGGAGCGCCGCGTGATTGATGCCCTGACTGCCGCCTCCATGGTCCATGCGACCGCCGTCACGATCCCCGTCGAGCCCGTGAGAGAGGCGATGTTCGCATGGGGCTGACCGATCGGATCAAGGGCTGGTTCGCGCTCGAGGAGCGCGATGCGTGGCCGACCATGACGCTTGACCAGTACCTCGAGATGGTCACGTTCGGCGGCAACCAGTACGTCCTCCAGCCCTCGCAGACCATCCACGGCCACGCGGAGGAGATCGACGGTTCGTTCGCCGGGCTGGTGCAGGGCGCGTACAAGTCCAACGGGATCGTGTTCGCCTGCATGTTGGCCCGGATGCGGATTTTCCGGCAGGCCCGGTTCCGCTTCCAGCAGCTCCGCGACGGCGAGCCCGGCAAGTTCTTCGGCACGCCCGCGCTGTCGCTCCTCGAAACTCCGTGGCCCAACGGAACTACCGCCGATCTCCTGTCGCGGGCGATCCAGGACGCCGACCTCGCAGGTAACGCGTTCTTCGTCCGAAGGCGCGATGCGATCCGCCGCCTGCGACCGGACTGGATCACGATCGTCCTCGGCTCCGAGCGCGACCCCGACATCGAGGCGGGCGACATCGACGCCGAGGTCATCGGCTACATCTACCACCCCGGCGGCAAGCACTCCGGCCGCGAGGTCGAGGGGCTCCTTCCCGAGGGGGTCGCCCACTTCGCCCCGATCCCCGACCCGACCGCCTCATTCCGGGGCATGTCATGGCTCACGCCGATCCTGCGCGAGATCGCCGCCGACAAGCAGATGACGGAGCACAAGCAGGCGTACCTCGTCAACGGCGCGACTCCGAACCTCGTCGTGTCGCTGGACAAGGACATGAAGCAGGCCGAGAGCCCTGCGGCGTTCCTGGAGTGGATCGAGGCGTTCAAGAAGATCAACCCGACCGGCTCGTCGTGGGACAAGTTCAAGACGATGTACCTCGCCGGCGGCACGACCGTCAGCAAGGTCGGCGGTGACCTCGGCACCGAGGGTGTCGACTTCAAGCGGGTCCAGGGCGCGGGCGAGACGCGCATCGCCGCGGCTGCTGGCGTGCCGCCGATCGTCGTCGGGTTGTCGGAGGGTCTGGCCGCCGCGACGTACTCCAACTACGGGCAGGCCCGGCGGGCGTTCACCGACAACACCATCCGCGATCTGTGGCAGGACTTCTCGGGCTCGATCCAGACGATCGTCCCGCCGCCGACCAACGCCCGCCTGTGGGTCGATGACCGCCACATCCCGGCGCTGGCCGAGGACAAGCGCGACGAGGCGGAGATCCAGAAGGCTCACATGCTCACCATCGAGTCGGCAATTCGCGGCGGCTTCACCCCGAATAGCGCACGGGACGCCGTTATCACTGGCGACTACAGCCTGCTGGTCCACACCGGCCTCTACTCCGTCCAACTCCAGCCGCCGGGCACAGAGCCGCCCAGCACACAGCCGCAGATCCCCGCCACCACAGGAGGCGACCAAGCATGAACCCCGAAGAGCTGCCACCGGCACGCCTCCCGTTCCCCGTCACCCGAGCCGTCTCCGCGCCGGTCGAGGCGCATGGCGAAGGGATGCCGACGATGACCGGGCGGTTCTCGACGTTCGGCGACTGGTACGAAGTCAACTCGATGATCGAGGGCCACTTCCTCGAGCGGGTCGGCGACCGTGCCTTCGTCAAGACGATCCGCGAGAGCCGCGACCAGATGAAGGTCTTGTACGACCACGGGCAAGACCCCCAGATCGGCAACAAGATCCTCGGCCCGATCGAGGATCTTCGCTCGGACGCGTCGTACGTCGTGCCCCTCTTCGACACTTCCTACAACCGCGACCTTGCGCCGGGCCTCAAGGCCGGCGTGTACGGGTCCTCGTTCCGTTTCACCGTCGAGAAGGACGAGTGGGACCACACCCCGGAAACGTCGGACCACAACCCCGACGGCCACCCCGAGCGGACGATCACCGAGGCCCGCGTCTACGAGTTCGGCCCGGTCACGTTCCCGGCGAACCCCAACGCCACGGCCGGGGTCCGATCCACCACCGACACCTTCTACCAGCGCAGCCGCGACCCCGAGGCGTTCGAATCGCTGCTGCGCACTGCCCAGATCGCTCGCGGCGGCCCGGTCAAGCCAGGCCAGGCGTACGTCGTTGGCGATCGAGGCCCCGAGACGTTCATCCCCACGCACTCCGGGCTCGTGACGCCCGGAGCCGCAGCTCGGTCCGATGAGCCGCCGGCAGGCACTCCCGAGGAGCCGCCTGAGCCGGACACTCCGCGGCCACCCGACCCACCGCCGGACGAACCGGCAACCGAGCCCGAGGACCCGCCAGATGGCGGGTCTTCTGATTCAAGGAGTGCAACCGTGGACTACATCTCGCGCGAGGACAAGGTGTCCCGCGTCAAGGAACTGGAGAGCGCCATCGAGGCTCGCGCCGCCGAGTTCACGGGCGTCTTTCCCGAGGACGTCCAGGCCGCCGACGACGCGGACGTTGCGGAGCGCGGCCGGCTGCTCGATGACATCGCCGCAGTCGACGCCCGCGCCGCACGTATCGCGTCATTCGCCGGCGACACGACGCGAACCGAGCCGCCCTACAGCCCACCGGCCATGATTCGGACCAAGAGCACTGAGGACATTTACGACATCGGGTCCGTGGACAGGACCGCCCGGACCCCCGAGGACCGGGCGCAGAAGCTCCGCGACAACGCGATGCGGTCGCTAGACTCGACCTACATCCCCAAGGCGGCCAACGTCGACAACCTGACCGCGTTCCTCGAGCGCGAGATGTACGACGAGGACGATTCCGGCTCGCTCCACCAGGAAGCGACACGCCGCGTCCTGCTCACCGGCTCCCCCGCCTACAAGCGGGCATTCGCCAAGTACCTCAAGAACGGCAACCAGTCGGCCTGGACGCCCGAGGAGTCGCGCGCCGCGGCCCTCGCGGTCACGGGCACGACCACGACCGGCGGCTACGCCGTGCCGTACATCTTCGACCCGACCTTCATCCACATCGGCGCCCACACGTCGGTCAACCCGTACCGCGCGGCATGCCGCGTCGAGACGATCTCCGGTGGCAACAACTGGCGCGCCGTCACCGCCACGGCGATCACCGCCAAGTGGGACACGGAAGCCGCAGCCTCCGTCGAGGGTGGGCCGACCATCGGCCAGCCGACCTTCACGGTGCAGCGGGCGGACGCCTTCGCGACCGTCTCGATCGAGACGCTCCAGGATCGCCCGGACGTCACCGAGGAGCTGTCGAGCCTGTTCGGCGAGGCCAAGGACACCCTCGAGGAGAACTCCTTTACCCTCGGCACGGGCGCGACGGTCTATCCCTTCGGGATGTTCCGCACCCTCGCCTTCACCGCGAAGGCCACCGCCACGAGCGACGTGACGGTCCTGCTCGACCTCGTCGCCGTGGAGGGCGACCTGCCCCTGCGGCACCGGATGGCTCCGGGCTGCGCGTGGTTCTTCTCGCGCTCGACCCAGCGCCAGCTCGAGCTGCTGGACACGACGGGCTACTACTTCAAGCGGCCCGGCCAGCTCTTCGCGATGGGCAAGTCGGAGCCCATCAACTCGACCAGCGGCAACACCGGCACGACCCTCCTCGGCTATCCGATCTGGGAAGTCCCGAGCGCCGTGTCGACGCTCACCACGGACGCCGCGCAGATCGCCGTCTTCGGCGACCCGCGCAACTACGTCATCGTGGATCGCATCGGCATGAACGTCGAGGTGGTTCCGACGATGCTCAACGGAGCGACCCCGTCGTTCCCGACCGGCCAGCGCGGGATCTACTGCTATTGGCGCGCCACCGCTCGTCCGCTCAACGTGGACGGTATGCGGCAGCTCGTCGTCGCCTAGCCCTGCAGGGAGGCGGCGCACCCTCCGCCGCCTCCCCACTCCCCCTACATGGAGGTCTCCTACATGCCGACCAAAGCAGCGGACGTCATCTACGTCGTCAAGGACGGGTTCGTGGGCGACTACGGCAAGGGCTCGATGGCGTTTCCCGCGGGCGAGCGGTTCGTTGGGGATCATCCCGCCATCAAGAAGTGGCCGCAGTTGTTCCGAACCGAGATCGCCGAGGATCGCCAGCCGATCGAGCAGGCCACCGCGGCACCGGGCGAGAAGCGAGGCGGCTAGATGGGCCTGAGCTACACCAACACCGCCGCCACGACGGCGGCAGTCACAAACCGTTTCGTCACCACGGCGAACATGAGCTTGACGCCGTACACGATCGCCAACGCCAGCCCGGTCTGGAGCGGCGGTTGCGTGGTCACGGTCACGCATACGACCGTGGCCGGCGCCGACACGCTTGGCACGATCACGATCGTCGGCACCGATCTCGGCGGCGCGGCGATCTCCGAGGTCATCTCTCCTCTGGCAGGGACGGCCGCCACCGGGACCAAGGTGTTCCGCACCGTCACCTCGGCGACGAGCGTCGGCTGGGTCGCCGTCTCGACCGCCGACACCATCGTCATCGGCTGCGCCGCCGGCAACATCGCCGTGGGCAGCGGCGGGTCGCTCGGCGGGATCCTCGTCAACAACGCGGTCGCCGCCGCCGTCGTCGTCTCGGACGCACGCGGCACGATCGTGACCGTCCCCGCCTCGCAGGCGGCCGGCACCTACTACAACCTCGGTGGCGTCGACTTCTCGGGCTTCCTCAAGGTCGCCACGACCTCGACCAACGACGTGACGGTCTTCCACACGAGCACCTTCCCCTCCTTCGCCACGTCCTGAAGGAGCAACCGTGGCCCACACCTATCTGACGAAAGCCGAGGGCGACGACTGGCTCACCTCGGGCGGCAGCACGAAGTTCGCGACCGACTCGGCGACCGTCGTGGCCCTCAAGCTCCAGATGCTCGAGGCCGTGTCGCGCCGGGTCGACAACGCCTCGCACCGCTACCAGTTCCCCTCGGGCTTCGGGCCGCGTCTCGGGACGAACAAGTACGACGGCGACGGCAGCAATGAGCTGCTGCTCCGCGACGACCTGTTGAGCCTGACCACGCTGACAGTCGCGCCGACGCCGGGCGGCACGCCGGTCACCCTCACCGTGGACACGGACTACATCCTCGCCAACCCTGATGGCTACACGGGGCCGCCTTGGCGCAAGATCATCCGCCATACGGGCGGCACCGGGCTGTCCTATGGCGCGGGCCTGCGGCTGATCTCCGCGCTCGGCGTCTGGGGCCATTCCAACGTCACCCTGCCGACTGGCACCACGGTGGCGTCGGGGCTGTCGGTCGGCACCACGGCGACGTCGTTCACGACCTCTGCCTCGCCGCTCATCTACCCCGGCAACACCCTGCTCATCGAGAGCGAACAGGTCTACCTCTACGCCATCTCTGGCACCACGGCGACCATCGTGCGGGGCGTGAACGGGACCACGGCCGCAACGCACGCCGACACCACGGCCATTGCCAAGTAC